CCTCAATCACGACTGTCGGCTGAGATTGAAATTTCAAGCTTTTCACCTCCTTCAATTAAGAAGGAAGAGATAAGATTGTTGAAATTATCCTAGCTGCGACCGCAGAAACCTGTCTGCCCAAATTTTGACTTTCCATTCCAAAAGAAAGACTCAATATGAGTAAGTAGACTGCCCCTAACCCCTCCCCGCAAGAATGAGAGAGATTAACATATCAGGACCGCGAGTTCTGGCTTGTTTGGAACGACGAAAACATCATCCAAAACGATAGGAGTACCCACAAAATCTTCTTTTGCTGTCTTCCAAGCCTTCTCCATTTTTTTCCAATATTTGATTTCCTTAGGTGGAACAATTATTCTTCTATAAGATTGGGCACTTCTAATCCTTTCGACTAAAGTCTTAAGTTCAGAAAGTCCATATTTGAATAATGTGTTCATAATCAAAAACCCATATGCCTTATCAAATCTATCCCCATTACAGGATTTCCAGTAACAATTATCAACCACCCACAGATCATCCTTGAGAATATCACGAGTCAACTCGTGCATATTCCAATCTTTATCTGATGGAGGCGGCCTAAATTTCTCTCCTTCATGTATCCGGAAAGATAACTTTTTCAAGTCTTTTTGGAAATCATGACCCTGAGGAGGTTGAAGACCATACCCTCCACACCATTGTGGGAGGTACCATGGTACGTCAAACTCTTTGAGTTGATTTTTGTGAGCATGGAAAAAAATCCTATTAGCTCGATCCCAGTTCTCTACTGGACAAGTTCTTTTTAATTCTTTATGTAAGGATGCTAATTGACAGTGAAATTTTCCAATTTCACCGGACTTACTCTGCCCTTTAACAAGGCCCAAATTAACATATTGAATTTCTTCAAATGACCCATCATTTTCCCAACTAAGCTTCCTTATGAAAGTCATACTATTCATAACAGCAAGCTTCTTGTCAAAATAGGTCTTCCCTACAGAACTTTCCAACCCGACCACCTTTACAACTTGTTTCCAAATATGAAAAAGATGCCTGGAACCTCCAAGAATACAATCATCACCATTAACTTTAAGCAAATGCTTACGAAATGATTTCTTACACTGTGAATCAATCTCCAAAGAGATTCGACAGACGACTGCGTTCAGTATACAAAGTATCGGAAAAGATACAATTGAACCCATAAGTTGACCATGCTGTTGAGGAACTAATTCCTTGAAAACACTAATTCTATTTTCTTTAATTATTATCTTCTATTGAAGATCAATAATTAATTCGTTAAAATCAGCATCTATATCTTTGTCAGCATTCATTACTTCCATGAATTCCAATTTTTCTAATAATTCGTCCCTTTCCCCTTCAAGGATTTCCACATCCCTTTTTTCGTCTTCATTTAAAATAGCTGGACGTTCTACCAAATGCCCTGTAAGGGCCCGCAGAACTAATTCCTTATATTCCAAAATACGTGAAGGTTCAATCCCCTCGAACCTAACTACATTAAAGATCTCTTCAATAACATAATTAGAAGCCCAAGAATAGAGATTATCAGTACTCGCTTTGTAATCACCGCTTAAAATCCATGACGCTTGACGAAAAGTATCATTAATAATATTAACAGTGAGAGGTTGTCCAATTAAATCGAACGTTGGATGTTTTTTCAAAACGCCCCACAAAAATTTCTGAAATGGTTTCAACACCGTATAAGTCAAAGGTGGTCCACATGTGATCACCCGAACCTTTAAAGGCTCAGGGAGACCAACTGTTTTAGTAACAGGAGGCTCCTTTAAGGACCGTTGAACTAATTCTTCAAAATAACGTTCATGGACATCTAGAAAAGGTTCAGAATTAACTTCCAAATATAACTTTTCTACTGTTTCCCCAATTATTTCTTCATCATCTTTCAACATAGAACATCCAAAAAGATCACTCTTCCTTTCTGAGAAAGTACCCGTTTTAAAGTTTTTGTAGTCTGATATATAATCGCCGTCTAAGCCAAGATCAGTAATGATCTTCTTACACGCGCGAACAGACCCCATCTCATTCCTTGAATTTATATAATTCGCAGAAGTTGATGGAAACCTTGCCTTGAGCAGTTTCTCTTTAGAGAAGACGGAATTCTGGAAGAGTTCCTTAACAGACCGAGTGATCTCGGTTTTAATTGTCTGAGGACAAACTGTAGTGGACCAATTCCCATCCTGTTCTTTACCGATCATGTTAAAATTTAAATCAAACATGACACCAGAAATATCAATACAACTCGACTGAGTTGTTGAAATCTCTTCCCCCTCCCAATCGCGAGCCTTGTAAAGCTCTGGAGGGGTAGTTAATAGCTTAAATGTTTCTTCTTGTTTAGAGAATACTAATTCTGGAGATACGGGCGGTGCGCCC